AGGCCATGTTCAACGCAGTCGATGAACGAGCCAATTGGAAAGGCGATATGCACCTCGTAGCATCCATCCCGATGGAATTGTTTATGAAGTGGAAATCTGAAGGGAAACTTGACGACCAAGCCTTCTTGAAGAAATGGCTCAACGATCCCGACAACAGGCTTTTTAGAACCCGACCAGGAGAAGTATGAACATCATCGCAGTAGTAATCCCGACACGAGACTTTGTTAACTCAGGTTTTGCCTACGACCTAGCCAGATTGGTTGGCTACCATGTAGGAACGACCCAAGACAAAATCGTGATCTACACCAGCTCAGGCACTCTCCTGTCTTCCCAGCGGCAGGATTTGGCAAGAGATGCGGTAAAAGCCGGATGCACTCATACCCTTTGGCTGGACAGCGATATGCGTTTTCCAAAGGATGTGTTATCTAGGTTATTGGCACGAGATAAAGGAATTGTTTGTGCAAACTATGCCAAGCGTCGATTCCCTACAGAGCCGATTGCGGTTCGCAAGAACCAGCCTGGAGAAGATGCAACGGTGATCAATCGGGTCTATACTGAAGAGGATTCAACAGGGTTGGTTGAAGTAGATTACTGCGGTATGGGCGTTATGCTCGTCAAGGCAGAGGTCTACAAAGCAATGGAATATCCGTGGTTTGCAATTCCGTGGGTTCCTGCTGCTGAAGACTATATTGGTGAGGACGTTTGGTTCTGTCGCCGTGCAGCGGAAAACGGCTACAAGACCTTTGTCGACCAAGATGTTTCAAAAGAAGTCATGCACATTGGCTCATTTGAGTACAAGCATGAGCACACTTTGGCTTGTAGGGACGTAGAAAATGGCAATTGACAGCTATTCCACACTCAAGTCTGCCATTGCAGACACATTGAATCGGGATGATCTGACATCTTCGATTCCGACATTCATTTCCCTTGCTGAGGCGGCTTTTAACCGTAAGATCCGCACTCGGCAAATGATCAAACGGGCAAACGCAACGATTGACACTCAATACTTTGCGATGCCAGCAGATTTCTTGGAGCCTAAGAAGTTTGTTCTGAACACAAATCCAATAACCGTGGTTGAATACGCTACAGGGGAGCAGTTGGATGAACTTCGATCAACTACTTATCTTTCTGCTGGAAAGCCTCGTTATTTTGGTGTCATTGGCACTCAGTTTGAAGTTGTTCCTACTCCTGATTCGGGATACACGGGAGAACTGACTTACTATGCTAAGATTAGCTCATTGAGTGACAGCACCACAAGCAACTGGCTGTTGGCGTACGCCCCAGACTTGTACCTGTACGGGGCGCTTGTGCATTCTGCGCCCTACTTGCGTGAAGATGAACGTCTTCCAGTATGGGTTCAGTTCTATAACACCATCCTAGAAGACATCGTAGTGGCAGATCAGAGGGCATCTGTTTCTACGACTCCTGTTGTTCGTGCCCGTAGTTTGGGGTGATAAATGTCATCTTTTTCTGATTACACAGAAAACCTGGTTCTCACTTGGCTGTTCACTACAAGCTCGGCAACCCGTCCGACAGCTTGGTATGTTGGACTTTTTACTGGCGCTCCTAGTGATACTGGTGGCGGCACTGAGGTTTCCGGCAACGGATATGCCCGTGTTGCAACAGGCACTATGAGTGTTTCTGGCACGACACCAACCACGGCAACCAACGGTTCTGCAATTGAATTTGCAGCGGCATCTGGCGGCAACTGGGGAACAATCACCCATGCAGCCATTTACGATGCAGACACTGGTGGCAACCTGATTGCTTGGGGAGCACTGACCACATCACGCACCATCAATGATGGCGATGTGTTCCGTATTCCTGCTGGTAGCTTGGATGTTACCCTGACCTAATATGGCTGCTTACGGCTCTGGTTACTACGGTGGAGGCAATTACTCCTTTGGGGTAAGCCTTGGCGAGGTAACTATTGCCGGACAGTCTGCAACCGAATTCGCAGGAACTCGAGTTGTTGAAGGCGCAGTAACAATCAACGGTCAGAGTGGGTGTGAGTTTGATCCACGCTACACGGCTGCTGGATCTGTAGCAATAGCATCCACATCGTCTGCAAGCATTGAGGGCATCCGAATTGCCTTCATGGAAATGACGGTAGCAAGTGCGGCAGACATGACTGTCGGCTCTACCGTTATCTTGCAGGCAGAAGCCATCATATCTCAGGAAAGTGCAGTTGAGGTATATGGGCAAAGAATTCAGCGTGGCGACATTCTTCTGTCTGCCACATCAGCTTGTGACTTTACTGGTCGCAAGAAGTGGGAAGATGAGGCTGATGTCTCTGAAGTATGGACAACGATTGCTGATAACAGCGAAAATTGGCAAATAGCCGCATGAGGTAAAAAATGGCAGATACCACCACAACCAATCTTGGTCTAACGAAGCCTGAAGTTGGTGCTTCAACAGACACATGGGGTACTAAGCTCAATGCTGACCTGGATACGATTGACGGGTTGTTTGATGCAGGCCCTTACCTCAAGCTAGCCAAAGGCGGTACTGGTGCTGGTACTGCCGCCAATGCACGGGTCAATCTTCTGCCGAGCTACACAGGAAACGGTAGCAAAGCACTTGCATTGAACAGTGGCGCAACTGATGTTGAGTGGATTTCTGTTGTAACCGCAACAGGATCGGCTACTCTGACCAACAAGACAATCGAGGCTGGCACATTCACCAACGGTTACACCGAGGAAGTTGCAACAGCCAACACAAGCACTGCTTACACGATTGACTTGGCAAACGGTTCTGTTCAGATTCTGACTCTGACTGGTAACTGCACATTCACATTCCCGACTGCTACGGCTGGTAAGAGTTTCATTCTTCTGTTGTTGCAGGATGGAACTGGATCTCGTACGGCAACTTGGCCTTCATCTGTGAAGTGGCCTTCTAGCACTGCTCCTACGATTACAGCTACTGCAAGCAAGGGTGACAAGTATGTTTTCACTGCTGATGGAACATACTGGTGGGGAAGCAATGCTGGTCAGAACTATCTGTAAGGAGCGCTGATGTTTGCAAGTAATTCATCGCAAGTTGCTTCTAGTTCTGTCCTTGGGGTTGAGGATGTGTTCAGCACATACCTTTACACAGGCAATGGTGCACAGCAGGACATTAAGAACAATATCCAGCTTGGTGGATTGCCAGCCAATGGAACAATTACTCAACTCACAGGCGATGCTCTGACTGACAGCGCACCAGTATCTTGTGGAATCACAAACAGTGGTGTCAGCGTCAATACCTCAACAAAGAAGTACGGAACTGGCTCTTACTATTTCAACGGCACAAGCACAAACAGACTAATTGCTACTTCGCCCGATCTTCGTATCGGCACAGGCGATTTCACGGTTGAATGTTGGGTATATGCAACATCTGCAGCAAACCAAGGCGTTTTCCAACTTGGAAATGCTTTTGGAAGTGGTTGTGTATTTGTGAATATGTACCCTGATAACCAATTCCAATGGGGGTGGGATAGTAGCTATACGGGTGGCGTTTCAACATGGGCGAATAACACATGGATTCATGTTGCATTAGTTCGTCAATCCGGTGTAATGAAGCTATATAAAGATGGAACACAAATCGGATCTAATAACACCTATGCCGGAAATATTTCACTAGGAAAATTGATTGTTGGCAACTATTACGATGACAATTCAGCATTCAATGGGTATATTGATGACCTCCGCGTAAGCAACAAGGCTGTCTACACCGGAAACTTTACTGCTCCTGCGGCGGCGTTGCCGACAGACACACTGGTGGCAGGATCGAACTACGGTGGGCTGACATGGATCAAGAGCCGACCAACTGCGAGCAATAACTGGTTGATTGACACCGCCCGTGGAGCTTTGAAAGGGATTTCCTCAGAGATCACTGCGGCAGAGGTGTCTTACTCAAATTCGGTGACTTCGTTTGGTTCCACTGGATTTGCGCTTGGTAGCAATGGTGATTGGAACACAAACGCAAGAAATTACGTCTCTTG